GCCTATCTTTCTAATCCTGCTTCTCTCGATAATCTCGAGCAACTCATCATCTCAGTTTTGGCAGTTATACCGGACGGCTACACAGTCGGCCCAGTCGAACGGCCTTCGGTTACGCAAGTGGGTGCGGTCAATTTATTGGTCGCAGATATTCGCGTTTCCACCTATTACACACAGACTAACTAAGGAGAAAAAGTGGCAACAGTAGTCATTACTGGTCGCGACGTTTCGCTATCTTTCACAGGTGGAACAGATATTGAAGCCCAAGCGACTAACGCAGTCTTGACAAAGACCAACGTCCGCGAGACCTATCAGACTCTCGATGGCGAGGCTTACAAGACAGTCAATATCGAAGGAACTTTCCAGCTTGATATGCTCGCAGATTGGGGTAAGGCAAACTCAGTATGTGAGGCTCTATGGACTGCGGCAGAATCCGCACCAGACACAACCATCACAGTCAGCCTAACTGCCGCCACAGGCGCAGTATTCTCATTCCCAATCCTTCCAGAGTTCCCAACTGCTGGCGGATCAGGAATCGACGCACAGACAGTTTCTTTCACCTTCAAAGTTTCAAAGGGTGAAGTAACAGAAACCTTCAGCTAAGAATAGGAATCGGGAGCTATGAAGTTATCAATCAAAATTACATACACGAACGGCGAGGAAGTCACTTACGTCGCTGGCTTACCCGAATGGGCTAAGTGGGAGCGCAAGACTGGCAAATCGATTTATTCAATGAAGGATATTTTGGCTTATCAGCAAGCGGACTTCCTCGATCTGGCTTACTTTGCTTACAAACGCGAAGCGGCTGGAAAGCCAACCAAGTCTCAAGAGATTTGGGAATTATCAATCGATGAAATGACGATTGGAGATGAAAGCCCAAAAGTTACGAGTCCGGAAGCATAAATCGCCTTATCGTTGAAATCGCGATAGCAACCGGAATTCCGATGAGCGAATGGACTAACATCGACCAAGTATTGACCGCAATAGAGATATTGAAGGAGCGCAAAGGTGGCAAATGAGCCAATCGGTTATGACAAGCGCGAACTTAGGTCAATCATTACCGCTTTCAAAGCGATGGACTCTGAAGCTGTTGATGCGGCTAAACGCGAAAGTTTCGCGCTGGCTCAATTCGCCGCCGCAGAAGTCAAAGCCTACGGAATCACTCGTAGATTTGGACAAGCCGCTGTCAATCGCATTACAAGCGGCGTTAGGGTTTCGAAGTCCTCGAAGGTTGGCGAGTTCTCTTATGGATTCGCATCTCAACGTTTCTCTGGTGGAGGAACGACTAAAGACCTCTGGGCGGGTTACGAATTCGGCTCTAATCGTTATGCTCAATTCCCAAGACGAACCCCTCGTAAAGGTCGAGGAAATTCTGGCTATTTCATCTATCCGGCACTTCGTAAAATTCAGCCTGAATTAGTCAAAAAATGGGAAGAAGCGTTTTCGAAGATTTTGAAGGAATGGGATAAATAATGGCTGGCAGTAGAACACTCAAATTATCCATCCTTGCTGACGTTGATGATCTAAAAAAGGAACTGGGTAAAGGTTCCAAGGAAGTTGAAGGCTTCGGAGGCAAGCTGGATAAATTCAGCGCGGCCGCCAAAGCCGCATTTGCCGCCGCCGCAGCTGCCGCCGCCGCTTACGCTGTCAAGTTGGCGGTCGATGGAGTTCAAGCAGCAATAGCCGACGAAGCCGCTCAAAAGCGTTTAGAAGTTGCTCTCAAAAATGTCACCGATGCCACAGATGCTCAAGTGGCGGCAGTAGAAAAGCAAATTCTAAAAACTTCATTAGCGACTGGCGTAGCTGATGACAAACTTCGTCCAGCCTTTCAGCGTTTAGCAATAGCAACTGGTGACCTTGAGAAATCTCAAACTTTACTTACTCTTGCCCTCGATATTTCAGCGGCTACTGGCAAAGACGTCGAAAGCGTCTCTAATGCGCTAGGTAAAGCGTATGAAGGTAATACTGGAGCCCTAACTCGGTTGGGCGTTGGACTATCGGCAACAGAAATCAAAACGCTTGGCCTTGAAGGAGCAATTACCACTCTTAGCGATACTTTTGGCGGAGCCGCCGCAACACAAGCTGAAACCTTTGAAGGCAAGATGGCTAGAGTTCAAGTTGCGTTCGATGAAGCCAAAGAAACTCTTGGGGCGGCGTTACTTCCTATTATTGAAAAGTTTTTCAAGTTTATTGTTGAGACTGGTATTCCCAAACTTCAAGAATTCAAGAAGGTCGCCATTGATCCAGTAGTCAAAGCGTTCAAAGATAACGAAGATGCTTTGAAATCTATTTACGAATTCGGCAAAGATACCTTAGTTCCATTCATTACCTTCACTCTCGGCAACGCAATCAAAGGTCTTTCAACTGTTGCTAGCGGTATCGTCAAAGCGGTTTCTATTGCTCTCAAAGCTCTTGAGCCGATTATCAACGCCGCTATCAAAGGAATCAACGGAGTCATCCGAGCCAAAAATCTTCTTACTCCCGGGCCAGACACTCCAACAATCAGCCCAATCAATTTTGGCTCAGGTGGAGCTTCTACTGGTTCAAACACAGTTGCTCCGGGTGGGTTGCCATTTGGCGGAAGCGTTCCCGGAAAGCCAGAAGCCGGTGGCGGAGGAAATCTAATTGCTGGTGGCTCAACTGGCACAGGTGTAATCACTACACCTCCTTCACTCCCAGTTATCTCCACAATAAATGTCCCAAGTGGTAATGCCATTCCGTCAAACTTTGACGTTTCTAAAGTTCGAGCTGGCGAAGAACGAGATAGAGTTACTATTAACGTCAATGGAGCTATTGACCCAGCCTCAACTGCTCGGCAGATAGTGGACTTACTGAATACTGAAGCAGCAGTCTCGGGCAGTTTTACCAACCTAGGAAGCAATCGATTTGCAACAAGGGCTGAGTAATGACTTGGGCTATCGATCCTAGTGTTCAAATAAACGGCACTAATTACACTTCCAGCACACTCAACGGCGTTTCTATTAATTACGGACGTTCTGTTATTTGGGAGCAACCTAGAGCGGGATATGCCTCAATTCAAATATTAAACAAAACCAACTCGCCTCTCAGTATTCAACTTAATGACCCCGTAACTATTGCGGTGGATAGTTCGGCTGGTAGTCCGATAACTGTATTTACTGGAAAAGTCCAGTCAATCAGTAATAACGTTCAAGCCTTAGGCGTAATCGGTAAAGTAGTTGTTCACACAGTAACGGCGATTAGTCCGATGGCTGATATGGCTCGCGTCATTACTCACACTAGCGGCTTTCCTAAAGAATACGACGACGACCGATTGGATCGTATTCTTACCGCCTCTGGCGTCACTATTGATGTCGTCGATACCCCCGGCGTCTATGAGTTCACCGCAAGTACCGCGCAACCCTCAGATTGCTATTACTGGGCAAGTTTCTATGCGCAAATGGCTTTCGGGTATATCTATGACACTACCGACGGAAAAGTAGGTTACGCCAACGAGTCACGGCGCACAGTCGATGCGGCTACAAATGGCTACCTGACAATCCCCGAGGATGTCATTCTCTATAGAGGCGTCAATTCAGAAATCAACCTAAACAACCTACTAAACAAGATTCGGCTCGAATATAAGGCTAACGCAGTTGTGACCTCTGAAAGCACTAGCTCAATCGCGTCTTACGGAGAACAAGCGGCAGATATTAAGACAGAGCTAGAAGATGGCGCTCAAGCGCAATTCCAAGCCGACCGCTACATAACCCTGCGATCAACGCCTCAGACGGTGCTGCGAAACTTTACCGTCCAGTTGAGCAGCCCTACTATTACCAACGCCGTCCTCGACGACTTATTAGCCGTTTATATGGGGCTACCTATCCAAGTCTCTGACTTCCCAGCTGGCGTTTATAGCGGCATCTTTAGAGGCTTTGTCGAAGGCTGGAATTTAAGCATTAGCGAGAACTCAGCTTCTCTCAATCTCAACGTTACAAAGAACACCCTGAGCATCACCCCAACTCGCTGGCAAGACGTCTCACCGACCTTAATCTGGAATGATGTCGATCCTGCGGTAGAATGGGCCGATTATGAGTAGGAGAGCAAATGGCAACTAGCCCTAATTACGGCTGGATTGAGCCGGACGATTCGGACTTTGTTAAGGATGGCGCGTTAGCCATTCGCGACCTTGGCGATGATATTGATGCAACTGTCTATTCAATCGACCTACAAGTTCAAGGCTTAATTCACCCTTTTCTATTGATGGGAGCATAAATGGCAACGACATACAAAATCCTCGGGCAAAGCGCACCGGCGGCAACCACAGAGGTTGATTTATACACAGTTCCGGCATCCAAGGATGCAGTAGTCTCAACAGTTACAGTTTGCAACAGAGGCACTACAAGTGGCACTTTTCGCATTTATGTAAGCCCAGCTGGAGCTGCTACTGCCAATGCAAATTATTTGGTTTATGACGCTTCGTTAGATGCTAAGGCATTTATCGCATTTACTTTAGGAATAACTTTAGATGCAACAGACGAATTGCGTATTTACGCATCAACGGCCGATTTTAGTTTTAACGCATTTGGAACGGAGTTAAGTTAATGGCCATTACAAAGATTCCAGCTGCACAAGTAAAGGCGCAAGAATTTACGGCTACCGGTTCTTGGGTAGCACCTGCTGGCGTTCGTAGTGTTAAAGTTTTTGCAGTCGCTGGTGGTGGCGGCGGTGGTGGTGTAACTAGATCAGCATCCGCGTCTTTTACTGCAGTTTCGGGCGGTGGCGGTGGTGGTGGAGTTTTAGAAAAAACCGTAGCGGTAACCCCTGGCACTTCTTATACAGTAACAATTGGCGGCGGTGGTTCAGCAGGAACTTCTGGTGGAAATGGTGGCAAAGGTTCTGATACTTCTTTTGGTGCATTAGTAATTGCCGAAGGTGGCGGATTTGGTGGCGGAACAAATGGAGATGATGTTAATACTGCAGGTGGCTCTGGTGGATGTGGCGGTGGAGCTTCAGCAAATATAACTTTGGTAAGTCCTCACGGCGGATCAGGTGGCGGTGCTGGTGGTATGCCACTTCATCCATCAAGTTCAGCAGTAACTACAAACTATGCTGCAAACTACGCTTCTATTACTGGCGGTAAAGGTTCTCAAGGTGGCAATGGAGCTGCCGTTTGGTATTACTCTAAAGGCGCTGATGGCGGAATAGGAATAAACGGATTTGGCGGTGGCGGCGCAGGCGGCGCTAATTTTACAACTTCTCCATTTAGACAAGGCAATAGCGGTGGTGGCAATGCTGGTAATCAAGCAAATGCTGCAACAGCAGGAACTGCAAATACTGGCGGTGGTGGTGGGGGTGCTCGAGAAACAGCTACCTCAACTTCTCGAGATGGAGCCGCGGGTGGATCTGGTTATTTAAGAGTAGAATGGACAGAATTCTAAAATGGCACACTTTGCAGAATTAAATTCAGAAAATAAAGTAGTCCGAGTTTTAGTCATTCCTGATAGCCAAGAGCATCGCGGTCAAGAATATTTAGCTACCGATTTAGGTTTGGGTGGCAAATGGATTCAGACTTCATATAACAATAAAATCAGAGGCAAATTTGCTGGCATTGGTGATACATATGATGAGGAAGCAGATTTATTTATTGCCGCTCCTTTACCTTATGTAAGGCGAGGATATTTAGACCAAGAAACTGGCGAGTGGGTGTGGATTGACCCCGAAACTTTGTAAGGCTGGCGTCCAGTTAAGAGAGCAAATCGATGACGATTATCCTGATCGCCATCGTCGCTCTGACGGCTGGATTGCTGACGCTCGTCACTTGGCTAACAGCTCGACTTCTGACCACATTCCAAGAGACGGAATTGTTAGAGCTTTAGATATTGACGCCGACCTCTCAGCTCATAAAGAGGAGGCTTACGCGTTAGTCGAGAAGATTCGCAAGTGCGCCAAGCGAGGCGACAAGCGCATCAAGTATATTATCTTTGACGGCAAGATTATGAGCGGGACTCTAAATTGGAAGCGCAGAAAATACAGAGGCCCAAACCCTCACAAGTCGCATTTTCATATCAGCTTTACAACTCTGGGAGACAAAGACGGCAGTTTCTTCAACCTAGAAGGAGACAGAAATGAAAGAACTCAAATTGATGGCAAGCAGTTGGGCGAAGACATTCGTAGCGGCGGCCCTAGCGACTTACCTAGCAGTCGGGCTCGATGTAAATGCGATTGCCAATGCCGCTCTAGCATCAGTCTTGCCTAGCATCATCAACTGGCTCAATCCTTCTTACGAGCGTTACGGCAAAGTCCGGTAATGGCTCCGTCCGACATTGCGGCGTTTATCGCCTCAGTTCTCGGATCTATCGGCCTACTAATCGCCGGTCTGAGATACATCATCAAATTAGAGAATCTACCCATAGTGTCGCGCCTTGATAAAATGGAGAGTCAGTTAGAATTGGCACTCTCGACGAAAGTGAGCAGAAGTGGCACAGGCAAAAAAGCGCGCTAAACAGCCAGTCAAGAAGGTGGCAAAACGTCGCAAAACGACGAAAGATGTTCCATTGACTCGACTGGACTTTTGGGCTATTGCTTGTAATGAGGTTTATATGGCTTGCCGTCGAGCTGGTATGGATGAAGGTACGGCTCTTGCTTTTGCGATGGATCGTAGTTCGTACCCTGAGTGGATAGTTGACAACGGAAACCCAATGTTCAAGCCTTGGGACGAAGACGAGGACGACGACTAATTTATCTTCGCGAGGTCGAACTATTCGAGGCACTCAAGGCCATTTATCCGGACTTGACGCCACTATCAGCGACCGACCGAGCCGACGGCATTACCAGCGATTCCTATATCGAGATGAAGTGCCGACGCACCCATTACGACACTCTGATAATTGAGAAGAAGAAGTGGGATTACTTGGCCGATATAAGGGCTAGAACGGGTGCTAGGACGCTTTATATCAACGCGACGCCTAAAGGTGTCTATCAGTTCGATTTAGGGGCTCTAGAGGCTCCTGAGTGGCATTGGAAGGCATTACCCGATAAGACCGATTTCGCCAATGCCGGGAAGGTTCATAAGCTCTGCGCCTTCCTCCCAATCCGACTCGCCGAACTCCTACTTGTATAAATCCATTTAGGTAATTACATTTATCCCACTAAATCCATTTACGAGGGTTTAGAAGGGAGAGTAAGTGATAAATAAACCGGAAGTAATTCGATTTGATTCTACTTCGGGAGCTTGGTCTGATGGTAAGAATTACGTCAAAGGCCAAATAATCCGCAGATATGCAATCGAATCGCTAGGTCGCCAATCAACAAGAGGTCGGCTCAGTAGAGAAGAAATCTCAGCCTATTGGCTAGATCGATTCGGGGTGAGCGCGGATGTCGAATGACTTTACACCCGAGCAAATCGTCACAATCCTCATTTCACTATTTATTGGATTCTGGGTCATCTATGCGGCTTTCGAATCTGCTAAAGCCAAAGCCTTCAACGAAGGATACAAACGCGGAAGGGCCTCGAATCAATATGTCAGAGAGATCGCTAAGTGACTGGCTCTCGGACGCTGGTAACACCCTCGAAGACCGAGGGATGGAATATGGCGACCCGAGGCACAATCTATTACGCATTTACAAAATCGCGAGAATCCTCGGTGTTCAGCTCAGAGACCCATCTGAGTTGGCGACTATTTTTATCGCGACCAAACTCAGCCGAATGGTGGAAAGTCCAGAGCGCGAAGATTCGTATCTCGATCTCATTGGATACTCCGCTATCTTGGGCTTCTGCAGATTTTCAACTCCTGAAGATTGGGACGACGTTGAGTCTGACTCGCAATACTAATAACCGCCAATGGTGCGATTACTGCAAATCTCGTTATGGACAACTCAAAGACGGCACTTGGCATCTCAAGGCACAAGTTCCAGCAGTCTGGAAAGTCCAAAGTGAGACGCCATTACGCCGCGCTCAAGTGCGGTTTTATTGCCAACCTTGCGCCAATGAAGCGCAGAACTGGCCAGATGGGACATTCTGGTCACTCAAAGAACAATTGGAATATGCGATTGATGAGTTCGCAGGGAGAGAGAAACTAAATGTCGAATTACCTAGATGATTACGTATCGGTCCAAGACCGGCTAAAGGAGTTTATCAATGGTTATCCGGATTATCGAATCAAGTCGCACGTTCTTGAGGAATCACTTATTCCTACTTGCGATGTTTATATTGTCAAAGTTGAGCTTTATCGGACTGAGGCTGATTCTGCGGCTTGGACG